CAAATGATGCTGGGCAAGTTGTATGTAACGGATTATACCATGAGTTAGAATATGAAAACTTTCATGTTGAATCAGCGATTAAATCTACTGGTTTAGGCATTGAGATGACACGTAAGGTTAAACGTATTGGTTGCTCATCATTTAAAGATTTGCTAGAAAATAATAAACTAGAGATCGTTGATCAACAAACTATATTAGAAATATCTACGTTTGAGGCAAAAGGTCAATCATACGAAGCATCACAAGGTAATCATGATGACTTAGTGATGAATCTAGTGCTGTTTGGTTATTTTGCAGGCACTAATTACTTTGGCGAATTGACAGATATTAATTTAAAAGAAATGTTATTCGACCAAAGGATGAAAGAAATAGAAGCAGATGTATTGCCATTTGGTTTTGTGGATGATGGCTTACCACATGTACCAGTAATAGATGAAGATAGACGACATTGGCAGATAGAAGAGAGGCCAGATCTAGACTTTTAATAAGTTATAAATAAGAACATAGTGAAAACCCGCCGTATTATGACAGATCTTATTATTTAAAAAGGAAAAAACACATGGCACTTGGAGTACCTTCATCAAGTCCTGCCGTAGTAATCAAAGAGATTGATGCTAGCGCGAGTATTCGTACAGCTGGCACTACAATCGGTGGTACGGTAGGTGATTTTCGTTGGGGACCAGTAGGAGTACCTATGACTGTTGCAACAGAAACAGAACTAGTAGGAACTTTTGCCGCACCTGACGATGCAAACTCCGTTGACTTTCATAGCGCAGCATATTATTTACGATATGCCGATAACTTGAAAGTTGTTCGGACAACAGACGCAAACGCAAAGAATGCATATGACGCAGACTCTGCAACAGCCCCATCAATTGGAAATTCAATGGAATGGGACGCACAAGAATCAACACTCGCTGGCGCAAATCATACTTTCATAGCAAAGTATCCTGGCGCATTGGGTACTGGTTTAACAATTTCAGTATGTCCAGCAGATGAGACAACCTTTGATGGTTGGGCATATAAATCAGATTTCGATACATTCCCTGGAACATCAACATCAGCCGCTGCTGAGAGTGCAACAAATGACGAAGTACATGTTGCAGTCGTAGACGTTAGCGGAAACTTTGGTCCAAAGGGTGGAGTTTTAGAAACATTTCCACATGTATCATTAGCAACCGACTCAAAGAAAGCAGATGGAACTGCTAACTATATTAAAGACGTTATAAACACAGGATCATCCTATGTATGGATGGCTGGATTTGGTACAGCTGGATCGAGATTCGATGCAGACGCCGGTACAGCATTGGCAAGTGGTACAAACTACTTAACAACACCTGCGGCCGTCTTAAATATAGATTTAACTGGTGGTGTAAATCAAAACGCTAATACAGCTGGAACTATGCAAACAGCATTTGATGCATTAGAAGACGAAGATACGATTCCCGTAGATATTCTATTCTCTAATTCAATGAACGCTAGATCAGATCATGTAACGGTTGTAAACGATATTATGGCAACAGCAGTTGCTCGTAAAGATTGTGTAGCGGTAGCTTCACCGGCAAGAACTGATATTGTAGGAGTAGCAGATCCTGCTACTATGGTAACAAATACTCTATTAACAGCGAAAGATTTCACATTCGGTTCATTCTTAGTTGTTGATAACAACTTCTTAAAAGTATACGATAAGTACAATGACAGGTATATCATGGTACCTGCCGCATCTTCAACAGCCGGAATCATGGCCGCAACAGATAACAATGCTGCTCCATGGGTATCTCCTGCTGGAACAAGACGTGGTAATTACCTAGGTATTACTTCATTGGCTTACTCACCAACAAAAGCTCAAAGAGATACACTCTATAAAGCGGCAGTTAATCCTATTGCAAATATTCCTGGACAAGGAGTAATGCTCTATGGTGATAAAACACACATGAACAGACCATCAGCATTTGATCGTATTAATGTTCGTAGATTGTTTACATCATTAGAAAAAGCAATCGGTGAATTCGCTAAAGCTTCTCTCTTTGAACTAAACGACGAGTTTACTCGAGCTGAATTTGTGAATAACGTAGAACCTCTACTTCGTGAAGTAAAAGGTCGACGTGGTATTACAGACTTTAAAGTAGTCTGTGATGAGACAAACAATACCGCTTCAGTAATTGATAGAAATGAATTTGTGGCGACACTCTTCATCAAGCCAGCACGCTCAATCAACTTCATCACATTGAATTTTGTGGCGACTAGAACGGGTGCTGACTTCGAAGAAGTAGTTGGCATATAGTAGCGGTAAGGAGAAAACAAAATGGCTATTCTAGGAGTAGATGATTTTAAAGCAAAACTACGTGGTGGTGGCGCTCGCTCTAATCTGTTTAAAGCAACAATTAACTTTCCAGGCTATGCGGCTGGTGACGTTGAAATGACATCATTTATGTGTAAGGGTGCTCAATTACCGGCATCAACTATTGAAGCTGTACCGATTGCTTTCCGTGGTCGTCAGTTACAAATAGCTGGCGAACGTACGTTTGCACCATGGACAGTTACAGTCATTAATGATACAGACTTTAATGTACGTGACGCAATGGAAAGATGGATGAATGGTATAAATGGACATACGACTAACGTTGGTCTTGTGAATCCAACTGATTACCAGGCTGACTTAATTGTAGAACAATTAGATAGAGACGGCACATCAATTAAGCGATATGATTTCAGAGGATCTTTTCCTACTGAAGTTGGAGAAATAGAGCTTAATTATGACAACACTGGAGCGATCGAAGAGTTTATTACTACCTTCACGATCCAGTACTGGGAGTCAAATACCACTTCGTAAGGAGTTATAAATAATATGTGAAGGGCCGAAAGGCCCTTTGCTAAACTATTTTTTGTAGGTAAGAATATGGCAGAGAATAACGGATTTACATTATTTGGATTTGAAATACGTAGAAAGCAAGACAAGCCTTCTAAAAAGAATCAGATGGATTCTATTGTACCGCCCATCGATGAGGATGGCGCGGGTTACGTAACTGCATCCGGATCTCACTTTGGTCAATATGTTAATATTGACGGTGATGAATTTAAAGATAATATATTAAAGATTAAGCAATATCGTGGTGTTGCTATGCATCCAGAAGTTGATGCGGCTATTGAAGACATTGTTAACGAATCAGTATCTATCGCAGATGATGGTTCTACCGTATCTATGAATATGGATAATGTTAAAGTATCAGATAAGATTAAAAAGAATATAACAGAAGAATTTCAAAACATATGTGTAATGCTTAAGTTTAACGAACTAGGGCATGACATCTTCCGTCGTTGGTATGTAGACGGTCGAATTTATCATCATCTCGTAGTCAACGAAGCAAATATGAAGATGGGTATCCAAGATATCCGTCCTATTGATGCTACGAAGATACGTAAAGTAAAAGAAATTAAGAAGAAGAAAGACCCGATCACAGGTGCTGAGTTAATTGAAAAGGTTGACGAGCATTTTATTTACCAAGAGAAACCAGGTCAAACTAAGCAAGGCGTTAAGCTTACAACAGACGCCGTGAGTTATGTTACATCTGGTCTATTAGATCAAGATCGTAAGAGAGTTATATCATATCTTCAGAAATCACTGAAGCCATTAAACCAGTTAAGAATGATGGAAGACTCACTAGTCATCTATCGTCTTGCACGTGCACCTGAACGTCGTATCTTTTATATCGATGTAGGTAACATGCCAACAGGTAAAGCTGAAGAGTACATGAAGAAAATCATGACTCAGTATCGTAACAAGCTTGTTTATGATCAAACAACAGGTAAACTAAAAGATGATCGTAAACATATGTCAATGCTTGAAGATTTTTGGTTACCAAGAAAAGAAGGTGGCCGTGGTACAGAGATTAGTACATTACCAGGTGGTGAGAACCTCGGACAAATAGATGATATCTTATATTTTCAGAAACGTTTATATAAGTCTCTCAATGTGCCTATATCTCGTCTTGAACAAGATCAATCTGCTAATATACTTGGTAGATCGACAGAGATCAATAGGGACGAATTAAAATTTCAGAAGTTTGTTGAACGTCTACGACGTAGATTCTCAGCTCTCTTCTTAGATATT